TCCATTGGTGTCTTATTCCAAACAGTTGACGCCCACTCTTTTTTGAGTAGCTGTCGCTTTTGTTGGTTTAGTCTTAGTTTATTAGCTTCCATAAATTATCCTTTCTCTTGGTTGCTATTATCTTCTATCACATTATGTGATAGGTTGTCAATTAAATTAGAAAACTCTCGAGAGTATCTTGCAATCCACTCTTTCATACAACCTTGTGAATGAAAGTGCTTGTGGCTTGGCTCTACATCATATCTCACAGTTTCTTGTCCTGTATAGTGATACTCATCTTGAGGGTATGCTGTGTATGACTTGGGATAGAACTTCCTACCACAAGTCACACAGTATCTTGCGCTACTTCTCATATTCCAAACCCCCAAAATGCAATAGCCCTTGCTGGGAAGTATAGCCCAGCAAGTGTAACCATTATATATAACCAGCCATGTTTACTAATGTATCTCATAGCATTATCCACCCTATACATATTCCTATGAATACTAATACGAATGATAGTTCCCATATCCCACTATTCATCTTGATATGGCTCCCTATAAGAGTAGTGTTCTTCTTTGTCTTGCCACTCTAACTCGGTGACGCAGTCCATACATTTGCTGTCGTTAAACATATAGTCTGGTTTATTGTCTGCGTTGCAGATAGTACATCTATACATATTATATCCTTTCTCTTGTTATCCCATAGTTTAACTGTATTTGTAAAATACTGTCAACTATTTATTTATATATCTTTGTACATTAGACTCATTCTAAACTGCGAGGGGTCCCTAGCGTTTTGCGAGGCTTGTAGCCTTTGGGCCCACCCACCCCAGATTTAGTATATAGGGGTCCCTAGACATACCACATATTGCCTTGATTCATAAATAGATATGGGCTAAAATCATTTTCACTATAAAAAGTAAAGGTGCAA